CAAAGGGGTAAATGTTGATGCCATAAATTATCTCCTATGCAGCGTCACTATAACTTGTATTTGATCCAGTTGCAACATTCGAATACGATGTATTAGAACCCGTTGAGACATCACTATATGATGTATTTGAGCCAGTGTCAATATCGCCATATGCAAAGATAAATGGCACTCCTACGCTAGAAGTTATTGATTGACCAGTTAATCCAACCTGCATATCTACAGGAGATATTGATCCTACACTAGAACTAAATGATTGACCTGTTAATCCTAGAGCCTCTTCTATTGTTAAAGATCCAACATTAGCTGTCGCTGATTGTCCTGTTGGTTGAGCTACAGCTCCTCCTAATCCAACAATAGAACCTAAATTAAATGTCGCTGATACACCGGATATTAACGCTGTATCATTTGGTATTGTTACTGTTCCTAAACTAGATGTTATTGATCTACCTATTAAATCTGCTTCCTGTGAAGATGATCCAATTGCAGTCCCTTGAGATGAAGTTATAGATAAACCAGATGGTAATATTGTATCGTTTGGTGCAAAAGCTGTACCTTGTAAAACTGTAAATGATTGTCCGGATAAACCAACAACCATATCTGCAACTGTTGGAGTTCCTAATACCGCTGTAATAGCACTTGAAGATAAACCTTGATGAACATCATCTACAGTTACAGAACCAATAGAGAAAGATGCTGACACCCCTTCCGTTACTACAGGATTAAATGCTTCACCTTGTGATGCTGTAAATGATTGACCTGTTAAAGTTAAAATTACATCAGGTATATCAACAGAGCCAATGCTAGATGTTATAGAGAGACCAGAAGGTTGAGCAACGGCATCTTTTAATTCGTTCCACTCATCTTCACCCCAGGACTTTGCGCCCCAACCTGTTTTAAGAGTTGTGTCAGCGTTCCAATAAGCTTGACCCCAGCTAAACCGGCCCCATCCTGAAGATACCGACATGGTCGGCCTCCTATGCTAATCTGATTATTGCGTTACTTGCGTCTGCTGCTGGAAACTCTATTTTAAAAGTTCCATTACTTGCTGTTTTATCACCACCAAAAGCTATAATTGCTACAGCGTCTGTTGTGCCTGAACCACCATCAGTAGTTGTATTGTAGATCATTGCACCGTTTGCAGTAAAAGATGCAGAAGTGTAAGTTACATCTGAAAAATCTGTAAATGCAGTTGTTGAAGATAAAGATACACCAGAGTTTGTTAAAGTTGCTCCACCTGCAGAATATGCAGATCCTGACGTATTTGTGATTTCTTCTGATGTTGAATAATCTGTAGTAGCTGCTCCTAAAGAAGCATCGCTATCAAATAAAGCTAATTTAAAAGTATGTCCACCTGAAGACTCAAAACTGTGTTTACCTTGTAAAAGCTCTTGTTTAAAACTTGAACATATTGCTGATGTTATTGCCATAATAATCTCCTACGGGTTTACTGAGTTTACCGGTATTCGAACAGTACCATCTGTGTAGTCATCTCTTCGTCTTCTACCGACTTGCTCGTTAGCAAACTTCTGTACTTCTTGTTTATATTTATTTTCGTATAAAGTCAACATATCTATCGGACCTTTTAAAAAGCCATATGCCTCTGATAAACAACAATATAATAAGCCATTTGGAAAGTTAAGACTAATATAATTGGTGTCATTATTTTCTAATAATGCAGGCGCAGCGTTAAAATGTATTCTAAATCTATATGTTGTATTAGGTACTGGAGCCACTATTATTCTTCCAGACGTGGTATCAGATTCTCCTGTTGCTCCACCAAACATAGCATAATATTTAGGCTGTCCTTGAGCTGCTGATGTTCCGGTTACATCCTGATACTCCTGTAAATAGGTTACATCTTTTTTCTCTAACCATCTATTAGCTCCTGTTATTTCTGATCCTGCTGTGTCATAAACTTGTATACCTCTAACAAACACACAACCTGCTGGAGCATTTATGGACTCTTGTCCAGCCGCAAAATTACCTAATTGTTGTTTTCTATCTGCATCAATTGGAACATCTCTAAATATTCTATACTGTGCATTTAAAATTATATTTTCTAAAACAGAGTCTGATAAAACATTAGAATCTGTTTCAGTGTAACTTCTAATTTGTGTTTTTAATCCTGATGCGCTTAATCCTGCCATTATACTACAATCTCCTGACAACGAGGACAAGATTTTCTAAATCTTAAATGTCCTGAACAATGATCTTTTTTAACAGCATCCTCGTTTTCATAAACAGGAATATCTGGTTTTTTTGGATGTAATATTAATTCATGTGGATCCATTTCCTCTGGACATGCACATTGTTTAATACCTAGTAATTTACAAATAAAATTTTTTATTTTTTTAATCATGGTGTTAAGGTAACTGGTCCTGCAGACACAGTTGGTCCTCCTCCTTCTTCTGTTATACTAGCGTTTGTTCCCAAACTAAAAGTATATTTATCTGTTGTTGTAACTGTTATACTAAATCCTGAAGCATTTTCATAGGTAGAAAAAGGCACTCCACCAGGGCTTCCTTGTACATTTCTAAATCTTACAGAATTTCCATTTGATCTTCCATGATTTACCTCTGTAACTGTAACTGTTCCAGATGAAGCTGTCGTAGAAAAAGGATTATTTCCTAACATAGCAGCTACAGCTGGTTCTGTTCTACCAGGCCTTACATTTCTTAAAGATATAGAATCACCGTTCATCGGTTTTGGTTCTAATTGTGGTTGTTTTGGTTCAAATTCAGACACATGCACAAACGCACCATTCCATTCTCTAACCATTTCTTTATATGGAAACTCCATACCAGATCTGTCTGAGATCGCTTTTGCGTATTTACCTGTTGCGTACTTTGCCATTATGCTCCTGGATAATATGCTTTTGGTGTTATGTGTGTGCTAGATGCAGAACCATCCTCTGCTAGCGCTCTTGCAAATTCGTCTTCGTAAACTAATTTTGTTTGTTGAATCATTTGTGGCATATACTTCATAGATAAATAATATGCTAAACCTGATATCATGCAAGGTACAAATCTAAATGGAACATCAGTTGCATTAGTATAATCACCAACATCTTGTATTCTTTTTATGTAATAAAAATGCATATCTTTAGATGCATTCGTAGAATCCGGTGTTGGATAAATATGTATTCTAACTTTATCTATGAAACGCTCTACCCAATATTGATTAGGTGTGCCTTTAGATAACTTGTTAGAAAAACCTGCATAAGTAGATCTATCCACTTTAGTCATTGGACTATCAGATTGATCTGTTGAAGTTCTATTTGATCTTAACTGTGCTTCAAGGACATCTGACATACCAAATACATTTGCTGGTGTAGAAACAGCGCTTGTGCCATCATCACTAGATCTAAAAAAATCATAGTCTGACTGACCTTCAATTAAATCCATATTGAGTTCATCTATTTCCCAATAGTGAATACCTCTATTACCCCATTCTTGAAGTAATATATTTAAAGTTCTTCTAGCGTTTTTTAATTGATAGCCAGCAACATTTTGCTGTCCTAT